TGGAATAAATTATTAAGGGAGGTTCTCAATTAATTGTTGACAATTTGATTTACATAGTATATTATGAATATGTAACTTAAATTATAACATGAGAAAAAAACTATGGCAATCTTAGTAGATTATAACCAGGTTATCCTAGCTTCGCTATTCGCGAGTATTGGTAACCACACGGACGTGGCGGCGGATGAAAACATTATTCGCCACATGTTTCTTAACTCAATTCGTGCTAATCGTAAAAAGTTCACTGAAGAATATGGTGAAATCGTAATTTGTGCTGACGGTAAAAACACTTGGCGTAAAGAAGCTTATCCATATTACAAAGCTAACCGCAAAAAATCTCGTGATGAAAGCGGTATGGATTGGAACGCATTGTTTGATATCATGAATACTATTCGTGATGAGCTACGTGAATACTTTCCTTACAAAGTAATTCACATTGAACACTGTGAAGCTGATGATATCATTGGTACAGTAATTCATGAATTTGGATCTGAGCTCAACATTGGATCCGAAAAGTTTTTGATTTTGTCTGGTGATAAGGATTACATTCAACTTCAAAACTATGCTAACGTAGATCAATACGATCCAATTCGTAAACGTTGGATTCGTAATGATAACCCTGATCAGTACCTTAAAGAGCATATCCTAAAAGGTGACACTGGAGATGGTGTACCTAACATTCTATCGGCAGACAACTGTTTGGCTGTTGGTGAACGCCAAAAAGCTATGACCAAAAAGCGCTTGGCTATGTATTCTGAAGGAACTGATCAAATGGACGAGGAAACACTTCGTCGCTTCCATCGTAACAAAATGATGATTGATCTATCTCAAATTCCACAAAAATATCAAGACATCATTCTTAGTGAATACAATCAAGAAAAAGATATTGGTCGCAAAGAACTATTCAACTTTTTTGTGAAAAAGAAACTAAAACACTTAATTACAGATATACAGGATTTTTAAAATGGCAGTCAAAATTTCTATCTCTGAAATTTTAGCTAAAGCGGCTGAGTTTACAAAAAAACAAGACAAGATTGATTGGCTTCGTCAAAACGACAATCCTGCGCTTAGAATCATCCTAAAATATACATATGATAATAGCGTGAAATTTTTGATTCCGGACACGGCTCCACCTTGGAAAAAGAACGAATTCGAAGATGAAGCAAAGTCTCTTCTATATAGAGAAGCTCGTCGTTTGAAAATCTTTATTGAAGGTGGTGGTTATGACCACATCAATCAAATGAAGAGAGAACAGCTGTTCATCAGCTTGCTAGAAGATGTTGATAATGATGATGCTGAAACACTGGTACATATGATTAGTAAAAAATCATTTAAAGGAATTACTAAAAAAGCTGTACTTGAAGCATTCCCTGATCTAATCGAAGAAGGCAACTAAGGAAAAGTAAAATGAGCAAAAAACGCAAGTCATTCCGCGAAGCATGGGAAGATGACGAGTGGGGTTTGAATGACGAAAGCTCTAGGAAGCGCAAAGATAAGAACAAGCGGAAAATTAGTGAAAAGCGCAAGCAAAAATTTGCTGACCGTTGGTACGATGAAGATTTCAACTTAAAGCGAAAAAAGTGAATTTTTTTCAAAAAAAGTGAAAAAAGTTGTTGACATTCCTAATTTGTTTTGATAGAATATATCTATCAAATGGTAAAACAGATAGGAAACTACATTATGAAAAACGTAACAACCTTCGACAAAGCAACTCTTAAAGCTCTTCGTTCTGAGATGCAAGCGGTGCTTGATAAGTTTGGTGCTAACCTTCAGTTTGAAGTTGGTAACATGCGTTTTAGTGAAGCTGAAGTTGACATCAAAGTCAAGGCCGTTATCAAAGGTAAGCGTACTCGCTCTGATAGTCAACTTGAGTCAATGGTTAAAATCCTTGGCCTTAAAATAGAAAATTCCCGTGGGGATCGCTTGACTGAGTATAAAGCTCGTAACACCAAATATCCGTTCATCTTCGAACGCAATGGTAAAAGCTACAAATGCTCTTCAGATCAGGCAAAAATGCTGTTTGCATAAAAAAAATTAAAAAAGGGGGTTGACAATCAATCCCCTTTTTGTTATAATGCGAATATAAAATGAAATAAAGTGAGATACTATGCTAAATAAAAAAGTAATACTAACAGACGTTGACGGAGTTCTTCTTGATTGGGTACATTCTTTTACTCAATGGATGGACCGTCACGGTTATGAACAAATTGATAACGGTGCTGCTGAGTACGATATTGGCAATCGTTATGACATTTCCTACGTTGAAAAAGAACGTCTAGTTCGTATGTTTAACGAATCAGCTTGGATTCGTAAGCTTCCTCCTCTAAGAGATGCTATCAAATATGTTCGTAAACTCCATGAAGAACATGGATATATTTTCCGTGTAATTAGTTCGTTGAGTACTGATCCTTATGCCGGTCACTTACGTACAAAAAACTTGATTGAAATGTTCGGTCCTACTGTTTTTGAATCGTATACATATATCGATACAGGAGCTGATAAAGATGATGTTCTTGCTCCTTACGAAGGCACTGGGTGCTGGTGGATCGAAGATAAACCAGAAAATGCCGTTCTAGGCCAGAGTCTCGGTTTGGAATCAATCTTAGTAGATCATCCTTTCAATAAAGATTCGTTCGTTGGTGACATGCCACGCTGTAAAAATTGGAAAGAAATTTATGAGACAATTGTTGGTGTTTAAACACCTCGGCTTATAAATATACGTAAGCACAGAAACAAAACTACATTTATGAAATTGTGAGGCAATCTTCTGTGCGGGGTTGCCTTTTTTTATATTAAGGAGCATTAATGCCCAAATACACTTTTGAAGATATCAATACCGGAGAAAGGTTCGAGCAAACCATGAAAATTGCTGAGCTCGACGAATTCCGATCAAACAATCCTCATTTAAAAACTGTTATAACAGGCGCTCCTGCGATTGGTGACCCTATACGTCTTGGTGTTCGTAAGCCAGACGATAACTTTAAAGATGTACTTAAAAACGTTAAACATCATCACAAAAAGGATAATATCAATACATGGTAAAATCCTTATAAGGAGGTCCGATTAATGGCAAAACAACGCAGATTATCTCGTAGCGAGAAACGTAGAGCTGAAAGAGAAATGGAGCATATGGTAGGAATCTTAAATCAAAAATTTTCAATGAGAAAGATTAATCCACTCACACCAACTCAAGAACATCTCTTCGAATCTTACAAAGACGGATTTAATATTGCGGCCATCGGAACAGCAGGTACAGGAAAAACAATGTGTGCTATGTATTTAGCACTCAGCGATGTACTACAAAAAGGAGGTTATGATCAAGTCATCGTCATTAGATCTGCGGTTCAGACACGCGAGCAAGGCTTCATGCCGGGTTCAAAAGCCCAAAAAGAAGCAGTTTTCGAAGCACCGTATACTGATATAGTGAATGATCTCTTTGGGAGGGGAGATGCATATCAGATTTTAAAGTCAAAACAAATGCTGAAGTTTATGACTTCTTCATTCGTTAGAGGATTAACATTTGATAACGCAATCATTATCGTAGATGAATGCCAATCAATGACTTATCACGAATTGGATACGATTATTACTCGAGTAGGAGAATCATCTAAAATCGTATTCTGTGGAGACACAAAACAAAACGACTTAGAAATTTCTAGAAATAGAGCAGACATTTCTGGATTAGCAGAATTTCTAAGAGTACTAAGAAGAATTGAAAGCTTTGATACAGTTCAATTCACACCAAACGATATCGTAAGATCCGGATTGGTAAAAGAATATATAATGGCAAAGGAACAATTAGCTGCATAGGAGATAAGGATGGCCTTCGGGCCATTCTTACTTTAAGAGGAAAGAAAAATGCCGGGAATAGCTAGAAAAGGCGTAGATACGCACATTGGACACGCAAGCCCAACGCCGAATCCATTTCACAAAACTCCGTACGTCGTGGCTGGCCAAGGAAAAGTAACGGTAAACGGCGCGCTTGCAGTAACAACTGGTGGTTCAACAGCGTGCGGAGACGATGCTGTAGGTGGATCTGCATTTGTAAAAGCAGGTGGATATCCAGTGCATAGAATTGGAGACGCTACAAGTGGACATGGATCTTGGCCAGCTAATGCTTGCGCAACGGGATCTGCAAATGTTATAGCGCACACTTAAAATGCCAAAACCAGATTATGCAGCTTTATTTGCCCAATACGAGGCAGAAACTGATCCAGTTGTTAGGCAACAACTGTATGATCTGATTTATGATTTTTCTCCTCCAGATCCTTTACCTCCAGGTGAGACAATTGAAGATTACCTTCTTACGCCTGAAGAAGAAGAATTATTTGGTTATGTATTAAATGATTATGTAGAACCAAACCCAGGAACTCTAATAACTAACAGCGCGCAACTTTTCGTAGTTCCTGGCTATGTATTAGAAGGTTATATAAATATAGAGCAGAGTGCTATTTCGCCTTACGTACTTGAAGGTTATGTGGATGAAAATTATATTGTTCTCCCATCTTCGATCGGAGATTTTGTTGCGTACGTTGGCAAATACTATAATGATTTAGGGGAAACGACTTAAATGGCTATTACAAAAAGGAGCGATAAAGGCTCCGCCTTAACATACACAGAAATGGACGATAACTTTGATGCTATCGCCCCACGTACTAGCGAAACAGGCGCCATTGAAATCCCAGCAGGTGTTACTGGAGATAGACCCGGATCACCACAAGCTGGGATGTTTAGATACAATACATCTCTAAATTCCTTTGAAGGTTATTCCTCAGGAGCTTGGGGTGCTATTGCTGGTGGTGGCGCATCCGGCGGAGATCCAAACCAGAATGCATGGTCAGAAATTGCAGTATCAGGTCAA